CCACAGATCCTTCGCGTATTGAACAGTTTATTCAGAACAATATTTCAGGTCAGGAAAGAGCCAGGGTCAGGGCTGTACGCAGGACAAAGAACGGAGAGGGCAAAGGGTTTTACGTCGAGACTGATTCCAAGTGGTGCGAGAGAATCCAGGGAGAGCACAAGTCAAACCACGTGTGGTTCTACATCAATGGGGGAAACATCGTCCAAAAATGCCTCAACGAAGAGTGTATCGAGTTTTCCGGACGTGAGCATTTTCTCCCGCCATCTATTAGTAATGAACCTGTTCGTATGGATCCTCCTTCTAGTTCTCGTCTTGTGGATCTTCTGCCCCCGACCTGGCGCGGGACGCTTTCAGGAATTCGAAAAGAAACTCCACCCGTACTCGGGCCTAGATCCGAACGAATGGATGTCGTTCCTGACGAGTCTCCGTGAGTTTGACGCATCGGGCCAAGCCCCCGCCCTCTACAGAGCCGTGGAACACGCAAGAAATATAGGTCTTATGAATACTAATTTTACAGATGAGGTGAACGAGATAGCGGACCGCCTAGGCTATGAAGGTGAGGTCCTGTTGAATCAGCGTGCAGTGACGAATGGGACAGTATTTAGGCCAAAATACTTGAATGAAGTCATCCCAGATCAACCGCAAACGCTTTACTTAAACGATTCAAAGCCCATGTTTACCATAGATGTCAACCCCATCGGAAGAAGTCCCACTATCGACGCCCTCGGAGGCCATAAACGCTCCTGAACTACGCACGCGTTACGGACGTTCTGTCCGCCCGCCAGTTCGCTACGAGCCTGTTGAGCAGGTCGAGGATGATTACGGTTCAGATGACTATGATGAGGAAGAGTCAGAGGTTGGTTCTGGTATCGAGTACAGCGATTCTGAGCTAGAGGATGATGATGACACGGACCTTGATGGCTTTGTTGTCCCAGATAGAGACGAGAGTGACGAGGATGATAATGGATCCGGATCCGATTCAGACGCCCCCAGTGGAGTACACCCCGCAGTGGCTGGAACCGGAACCCCCGCCGGAGCCAAAACCGCAAGAGCAGTGGCGGCCAAGGTTCCAGTTCGAGGAAAGAAGCAGTAATTTTTTCGATAATAAGATACTCATAGGTATCGCGATAGGAGTAATCGTCATGGGAGTCCTTATGACGATGAGACCTATGGTCATTCACGGAAAGTAATAAAGTGCGCAGCTATTCGCCAAGGGGTTTGTATGTTGAAAATATACGGACTTGCTTCGAGACATCTGCACTAGGAGCAGAATCATATGCTTCCGTTATCAAATAGAGTGGTGCTTTATCACTCGGAGAGTCGTTCCCCACGAATTCTCCGATTGGTCCAGTCCTGTTTTTGTAGACATCCTCCTGAAGGAAGCCGACCCATGCGCTTTCGCGCCGTGTCGAGTCTGTTACATTTTTCATATAATCATAGTCGTAATATGGTGTCTGGGCAAATGGGTTGTCCCATGCGGGAGGCTTGAGCATAGGCAAGAGCCCATAGGCCGTTGAGAGGAGCCACGCGACTATAAGGAGGCTTACGAGGGCGAGCCACATCTACAATTTACATATAATTTAAATGGGCATCGAAATTTCCGCAATAGGAACAACCGGATCGCCATCCTTGGTATTCTGAGACTGGAGTGCAGGGTTCTCGGCTCCAGCGATCCGGCGCTCATCATCCTCCTTCTTGCGCTTGGCAATCTCGAGGCTGACCTCGGCGGCCGCCATACGACGCAGAACCTCCTCGTCCTTCTCTGGGAACTCCACCTTGAGCTTGTCGAAAATATCAGAGGGGTGGGGAATTGGGGGCACATCTGGGCGGTTGTAGTAAATCGAGTTCTCGTCCGACGGGTCTGCATAGGGAAAGGGACCGTCCAGAGGCTTGGCCATCATGTCACGCTTGCGCTTCTCAAACATCGAGGCGGCCTGAGACTGGTTCTCGCGGTACTTGACCATGATCTCCTCGAGCTTATCGTTGGCATAGTGAACATTCTCAATCTGGTCCCGGTTCGGCGGGATCAGAAGCCACTTGTACATATCGACAACATAGATATCCACGAGCCCATCCTCCTTCTGGAGACGCTTGGCGTGGCTGGCCGCCTCATCACGGGTCGAGAANCACCCGCGAATCTTCATTCCNAGAAGGTCATTCTTCTGGGGCTGATCAGGGCCTACGAAGGAGATGCAGGCAAAGAGCTGTCCGGGGATCGTCAGGTAGTCTGGCTCGAGAGAACCCATTTAAAAGTAAAGGACTCTTATTTTTTAAGTAAAATGGCGCAGCAGATGCGCCAACTGCATAACAACTGTAAAAGAGAAGTCATAGGAAACTACGTTTGGCCTGGATCCCGTGTCCTTGACTGTGGATGCGGTCGAGGAGGCGATCTCCACAAGTGGAAGATGCTCAAACAGGCAGAAGTCGTAGCAATTGATCCTGATGAGGCGTCTATGCAGGAGGCTCGTCAGAGAGCCGCCGAATCACGGAGTCAAGTCCGCTTCTTGCCCCCTGGAGATATCCGTACCGTCGAGGGAACTTTCGACATCCTGTGTTACAACTTTTCACTTCACTATATAGTTGACTCGTACGAAGAGTCCCTAGAGGCTATCAGGCGGGTCCTGGCCCCTGGAGGCCTTCTCATAGGCATAGTCCCTGAAAAGGCCAGGGCCGAGATGCTTACAAACGGCCAGCCATGGATGGACCGCCTGGGAAACACCCTTGAGATACGGGAGAATAGGCTCTGGGTCAACTTGGCCGATGGCCCGTTCTATGCAGAAGGACCGCGTGAAGAGCCTATGCTCGATGGGCCCGAGTTTATAGAGAGGCTTGGTTTTGAGGTGATCATGTGGGAGCCGATGATCCCCAGGCCCAACGGTCTCATTTCGGATTTGTACACCAAGTTTTCTTTTCGAAAGGTATAATAGATGAAGGGGGCTGTCGCCGTCCTATTACTCGGGCTCCTGATTGCAGTCATGGCCCTTAATGATCAGCCGCCCCTCTTAACTCAGCTCAAAGGTCGATACGAGAAACTCCTCTGGATCCTTCACAACGATCGCAATCTCGATCCGCGCTGGGAACCCATCAAGAATCGCGTGATTCTGACGGCCATGAACGGATGGAACAAGTCCAAGGGGGCGATAGGATTCAACGTCAACAAGGGGTATGAGATTTATATATGTATGGATATGGATCCGAGTATTGACCCAGAAAAGAGGGTCAATACAGCGATGCACGTGCTTATTCACGAGCTGTGTCACTCGTCCGTATCGGAATACGAGCACTCGTCGAACTTTTGGAAAAACTTTAAAGATTTTAAAAAGTACTGCTCAGAACACGGGCTGTATACGGTGGGCAACGTAGGCCCTTACTGCGGGGAGGATATTAGGGCCTGAGACGAGTCCGCAGGACTCAGATCCGAAGGGGGCAGGGTTTCCGACCCTTCGGGTCGATCACAAAAACCTCTGGGCTGCGTAGAAAACCAGAGCCGCCACGAGTGCCGTGATGAGCATATAGGTCATAGAACCCTCCTCAACATTCGGGAAGAAGGATCCTATGCGTTCCTGGACCGGCTTGGATCCTGCGACGACGGCGGCCAGTCCTGCGAGGCACGCCATGTACTGCTCGATCGTCATACCGAAGGGGATCTTTCCAGAGTGGGGGGCGGACTGGGCCTGCTGATGCATCTGGGCGTTCGGAGGAGGCACTGAGCCCATGGCCATGTTCTGCATCTGCATACCAGGGCCGGGGGGAACGATCTCATCGAGCGAAGTGGAGAACTCAGCCATTTGAAATTCACCAACGTTTTTTTCAGGAAGATTCGGCGGCGTCTCTATGAGACCTTGAGGGATAACAGAAGAGATGTCAGTAGAACTATTCGCATCAAATGGCTCCATTTATGGTTGTCTTCTAAAATTTGAAAAGGGTGCGAGCGCGGGGAGGGAGCCAAGTGCGTCGACCCTTCGATCACGACCCTTCGGGTCGGTCTCTAGACCTTCTTCACAGTCACCGTCCCGGATCCTGGCTTTCTNGTNAGNCCTGGCTTTGATCCAGCCAGACCGTGCTTCGGGTTATAGTTCTTTTTGTGGTACTCCCATAGTGCTGCTGATCCGCACCGGAAGTTTTTCCTGAGTGTCGCCTTGTAATAAAAAACACAATTCGATACATCATTACTCTTGGATGTATTGTCCAGTACGAGACACTCGTAGTTCTCAGTGCACGCATCCATCACCTGACAGAACTGGTCAAATGTTGGAAAAACTCCAAAAAATGCTTTATACAAATTTTCACGATTCTGCCGAACGTTGTCTCGTAGTACAAAGACATAGTCCACGTTTGTCCGAATCATTGGGTTCATATCCATACAGTACTGAGTCGTCATCATGAAGAATATCTTCCAGTGGCGTCCATTCATAAAAAGCTGACGAATACACGAATCCTTCATAAAGGCCCTGTCGTACATACAGTCATCCATAAGAATAAAGACTGGCGAGGCTTTCCCCAAGGCTAGATTCCGTTTCTGGCGTTCTATAATCTTCTCGACGGCCGACTTGTTATACTCTCCGTAGACAAAGAGGTCAGGGATGAAGTTTCTATAGTGTCCGTTCCCCTCCTCCGTTCCAGACATTGCTATACCGGCCGGCAAGTTCTTCTTGTGCCACAGGATATCCGTCACGAGACTCGTCTTACCGGTTCCACGCTTCCCTATGAATATACAGACCTTGTCATCGGCCATTGTCCTGGGGTCGAATCTCCGCAACTGAATATTCATTCCTGAGAGTTGGGGATATA